TACCAATATATGGGTCAACAACACTTAATAGGTTCAAACGCTCACGAAGCAATTCTGCTTCACGCATTTCGGTAAAGTTATTATCTTTTCTGAAGTCATAGAAAATGTCTTCTCTAAATTCTTCCCATTCTTCAGTAGTGCAAACACCTTTAAGCACCAATTGCAACCTAATAGCATGGTCAAACAATTGAGCAAATTTGTTACGAAGTCTTTGAATGAACTTAGTAAACTTAACTTCATCACGGGTAACCTCTGTAACTCGACCCATACCAATCATACCACCTTGTTGTGGTTCTAAACGACTGATAGGCACATTGAGAGATTGTAAAAGTTTTTGTCTGAAATACTTAACATCTTCCAACTCACCAAGGTTTTGACCAGCAGGAAGTGTAGTAATTTCGGTACCTTTACCACCTTCACGGCGAGGTAACCAAAAGTCTTCAAGCATAGACATGTGTTTGCGGTCATCACGCAATTCACCAGTCTGTGCATCATAGACCATTTTATTTTTATATTTAATCATTACATCACGGAGGTATTGTTCTGCTTTACCTTTTGGTAAATTACCTACATCGATGTAAAAAATACGGCGTTCAGGTGCTCTTGATAATCGGTAAATAACAACCGCATCTTCAATCATTCGCAACTGATTAAGTGGTTTAATTGCTTTATGTAAATACGAAATAACAAAGGTGTTTTTCGCATCCATTAAACCTGAATTTATATTGATAATGGACTCAGGTGCAATACGAACACCTGCATTAATATTGCTGGTGTAAGTTTGTGTTGTCTGTCCCTTATCATTATAAACATAATATTCGGCGATAGACTGAATAATCATCGCACCAGATTTTGGGTCTCTATCTTTTTTTAATTCACGGACTTTACGAATCTTTCGTGGGTCAACAAATCTTAATTCTTGTAAACCTAGCTTTGGATTCTTTTCATCTACAACGGCATGATAGTAAATTCTGCCATCAATATACCAACGCTTAAATAAATCATCTGATAATTGCCTAAAGTTTAATAGCTTTTGAACATTATCAAATTCTTCTAATATTTTCTTTTTAATGGATTCTGGTTGTTTCAGTTTATCTAAATTCATCTGAACAACAGTACCATCTACATCATGTGTAATGGCTTCATTGACGATATCATCAATTGCCATTTCAAGTTCGGGGTGGTTTGCCATCTCACGATAGCGAGTGATGAGTTCGATTTCATTACGAACCGAACCTTCTAAATCTACATATGTGCCGTAGTGAGCATTTTGCGTTATAGTTACTGCACCATCATCTATCGCTTCCGTTGGAAGTGCAAAAGATGGTTGTTCAGGCTTTTGAACCTGAACAATGTCTTTATTTCCGAGTGTAAACCCGAAGAGTTTAATAGCCATTAATATATCATCCTAAAAAAATAGAAGAGGACCGAAGTCCTCTTCGTTACACTACACCGTCTTCTACTGCTTCCCACCATTGGTAAGAAAGCGTAACAGAAAACTCTTCAATTGCATCGTTAGAACCCCAATCAACATCGATTGCGGTAATATCAGTAGGGAATAAACCAACAAATTTATATTTCTTGAGTTGGTCACCTTTTTTACCAAACTGTTTAACTTCACCGTCAACTGTATAACCAGCAGGTGCAAGTGCAATTGGATTACGCACATTAAGATTGTGACTATTGATTCCGTTCATCCATCTTTCGAAGGCGTTACGAACAATAAAGTCTTCATCATTAATAACAGTAATTGTCCAATCAGCAAATGTTCTGTTACCAGCAAACTTCAACTCACGGCCGAAGTATTGTTGAGTAACAACACCGATGGTTGCTCCAGGTAACTGAGCAGTCTTACACATAAAGGTAAGTTTTTGTTGTGCATTTCCTGGTGCTGAGAATCCAGGAAACGGCATAGAAACCTCAAACAGATTTGGGCGGGCGCCGTCACCTGTCAGCTGACTTCTAAATTCGTTTACATTAAATGCCATTTAATTTTCTCCTGTTTCTCTATTTATTAGAACTTTCCAACAACTTCGTCAAAGCTTACGCCTGTTCTTACTGCAACGAAATTAAGTTGGATAAAGTTGATTGAGCGAGCAGGTTTGATGTAAATATCACCAATGAATTCGTTGCGGTCAATAACTTCACCAGTATTATTGGTTTCGTCACAGACTACACGGAAGTCGGTAATACCACGGCGACCTTGAACATCACGCAAGAATGGTTCTACTAAGTTTACGAACTGTGCTCTTGTGAATTGGTCGTTAAATTCAAACATTGAGAAGCGAGCTGCTCTTGCAATTGCTTTCTCTAACACAATGAATAAACGGCGAACATTGATGCGGTCAAACGCAGATGGTTTGCTCAACATTGTCTTATCACCGAATAGAACTGTGCCTTCGCCTTGGAATGAAACAACAGGGTTAATGCCTTTAACATACAAGTCATCACGGTTTGTCTTAGTTGGATTCCAAGAAAGTTTAATTACATTCTTAATGATACCACGATTTAAACCACCAGGAGAGAACCATGGGTCTCTTTCAAGGTCTGTTCTTGCACATAAACCAGCAACATCACCATTTAATGGTACCCAACGATAAACATCGGAATACTTGTCGTATTGATATTTCCAACCAGAATCTAACACAGCATATGATGTGCTTGTTAAAGTATCACGGTATGCTTTGATATCTGTTACTTCTGAACCAGCGTTGTTTACAACATCTGCTTTCTCTGGTGATAAGAACACTAAACAATCTTTGCGTGTTTCTGCCATAGAGATTAAGCTGTCTGCTAATGTTTGACCAGCAGGGCCAGATACAACTAATGAGATATCAACAGATTCAGCTGGGTCAAAGAAGTCGTATGCAGTTACCACATTTGCAGTAGAAACTGTACCGTCTGCACCACCAGCAAGAGAAACTGTTACATTACCTGTTAGTGTAGCAAATGCGGTTGCGTTTGCAGTTGAACCCCATGATGTGCCTGCACCAATTGTGCTTGGGTGGGACATCCAGTGAACATATCTTGATTGAGCTGCGATTACATTTTTATAGTAGTTTGAGTTACCAGAATCGTCTTTAGCATCAGATGCCTTAGAAACAAAACCAAATTTCTCTAATACTGTACCTTGTGTACCTGTAAATGAACCATCTTCGTCAACAACGATAATGTGAATCTCGTCATTAGCACCACCTTTATTGGAAACATATGTTGATGTTCCTGGTGTAGATGTAAACTGTGTTGAGTAAGTCCATGAGCTGTATGTGTTAGCATCAGCAACAGAAACTTTAAGAGAATTACCTAAGGCACCAGCATAACGAGCGGCAAAATGACCGTAAGTGTTTGCACCGCCTGAGTAATTGTTTTCCCAATCAGTATCGTTTTTAATAGTTACACTAGCTGCGCCTGCTGTTGTATTAGCAGTAGCATTATAAGTTGAACCAATGCCATAAGCACGGACAATCTTTAAGTTGTTAGAATATGCTAGGAAGTTTGCTGCTGAGAACCAGTATTCATAGTTTGAAGAAGTAGGTTTGCCAAATGTATCAGCAAGACGAACCTCGTCAGATATAGTAATTATTTCACCAACTGGACCCCATGCAAACGGCCCCGCAAATGCGCCAATTGAGGTGGCGACTGAGGGTACAATTGTAGTCAGGTCGATTTCTGATACATTTACCCCAGGTGAGAGCTGAAATGCCATTGGATTTCTCCTTTTGTTATCGGGTCAATTTTCTTTTATTGTCTATTTAGTTTTTTAGAAAGTTGAGGGGGTATAACCTCGTTCTGTCCAAATATCTCCGTTGCTGACAGTAACCTCTTCTTTTCGGCCATCGTCAAAGACACCAACGGGTGTTAAATCTTCATCTACCATCATATTTTGCTCAGCCAACATTAACTTTCTAACATCAATATTTGTGCTGTCTTTAAAGAAAGTCTGTGCTGTTAACCATGCAAAGAGCACCAGGCCCATCACTAAGTCGTCATTATTACCTTCTTCAGCTGCATATGTGTCTCTGATTCTCGCAAAAGTATTCATTTCTGCAATCGTATCAAAGTCATTGATAATTAACTTATCATTTTCCACAAGTGTTTTTAAGTTAGCACAACCAATCTTTTTAACAGATTTGGTTGTTTTAATACCAAAAGAAGTAGACCTTCTAAAACCAGCAGAGATACTCTGCCCTTTTATATGGTGGTGTTCTAACTTATAAATGTTCTCGTATTCCAAATCATAGTGTAGAATATCAACCACTTGTTGGCCAATATTATTTGTTTCAATCAACGCATATGCCTCATTATACTTTTTCGCCACCGAATATATGATGGTCGGAAAGAATAAAAGAGGCAATTTATTATTCCTATATTTAGCGACCTGCCTATAAGGGGTTTGAGAGACATCCAATACATTAATTGTAGAGTAGTCGGCCTCAACACCTTCTGCACAGTCAACTGTTGCAATATAGAGATGGTCTTTTATTGGTTCTTCATAAACATCAAAACCTTCAACTGAAGATATTGGGTTATGGAAAGCCAATGACCTTAATTTTGCACCACTAATCAGAGTTGCTGATGAACCAATAAACTCTGTTTCAAACTCTTGCCTAAACTGTTCTTCGCTTGTATTGCGAATCGTTTCATTTTTCCATGCCTCATCTCGGCCTGGTACCATCGACCAATGAACTTCAAGTGGTTGATAAGTTGAGCGACCTTCAATTGCATCCACCCACATCTTATAAAAATGATTCAAACCACAAGGCGTTGACACGATAATAACCTTAGAGGTTTTACCAGATGATATAACAGGGTATGTTGAAGTAAAGAATTCGTCTGCCATGTTCTTTGGAACGAAAGCAAACTCATCTAAGAAAATTAAGTTGTATGTTCCACCACGAACACCAGATGCTGAAGTTGCATAGGCCGCAATCTTAGACTTATTTTCTAACTCAATATTACCTTTATTCCAAGTAATAATACCTTGTTGCAACCAAAGTGGCAAATATTCATAAGCATACTGAATACGGCCTAGAATGTCACGAGCTAATGCACCTTTGTTGGCCAATATTGCAATACTATAATCGTCTTGAAATAAAACAGACCAAAGCATAAAGCCCACAGTCGTGGTTGTTTTACCAACCTGACGGGGCATTTTTGCAATACTGAAACGATTCTTGTGAAAACTCCTGACCATATCCTCTTGGAATGGCCACATGTCAAAGTTGACCAAACCTTGGTCCACATTCACAATTTTTACATATGTTTTAATAAAATATACCGGGTCTTCGGTACATTTTAAAATTTCAGCAACCTGTTCTTCGGTGTAAGATAATTCTACACCAACCTTTTTTAGGTTTACATTACCAAGATAACCATCAGTCATTTTTTTACTTTGTTAGACTACGAAGCATCCATGCGTGTTTCTGATGTTGGTCTAATATATCCTGTAAGAAATTACCAATAGCAGGTTCATCAGCTTGTTCAGCTGCAACAATACCAGCTCTTAGATGAACGATAAATCTATCATTGTCTTGTTTCAGTTGTGATAACATAGCAAGCGCAGATGGAATGTTTTCTGTATCTGGAATATCAGATAGTTCCAACATTCTAGGTAAAGTTGTTGGTGCATAAGAACCCAACATACGAATCTTCTCAGCGATTGGGTCAACATTGGCAAAAACGCCTGTGTAAAATGCACCTAGAAATGCGTGATAATCATTGAAGTTTGGACCTTCAACATTCCAATGAAATGTGTGACCTTTAAAATACAAACCAAAGTTTGTACCTAAAATTGTTTTAAGTTGTTCAATTAATTTTTCCATAGTAACCTTATTTATTATTCTTTAAAAATTTAACTAATTCAGTTGTTGAACCTACAAATACTGCCTTATCGACATTGATGTTTTTAGCAGGATTGTTTTCACCTGTTAAATCTTTACGGCGTTTTTGTATCTCTAACAAATCTTTATTTAAGTCGGCAAGGTTCTTAATTAAACCAGCTGCAACCTCGTATGCTCTTGGATGTTCAGATTCTTTTGCTACATGAAGAAGGTTATCCATAGCTTGATTGCCTTTTTCTATAAGAGTTCTAATATTACAACGAGCAAAATCGGCATCATCTTCTGCCGGACTTTGACACTCAACTATTTCTGTTGATACTTCTTCTGGTTTAGATTCAAACATAATTGGTTCTACATCTAAAACTTCAGATAATTTTTGATTTAAATTACTCATAAATTATTAGGCCATTCAGTTATGGTTTCAGAAAAACCAAATTCATCATCAGGAGCTGAATTTTGTGGGTCAGGTTGTGTTCTAATAGTAATTGATTTAATTGGGTTTTTATCCACAGCTCTTATGGTATAAGTGGCGTTTGTGTAATCACCTATTACAACATCGTTGGCTTGTAGTAATTCATTTAATTCACCAACAATTAAAACACCATTATTTGTATTGCTAAAATAAATTACTTTACCAACAGTATCTTTATTTCTTACTCTAACTGTTTCTGCCGTAGCAAACACATTATTACCATTTGCATAATCAACAATAACTTGTTGAGAATCTCTACTTTGCATATCAATGTAAAGGTTTGTGTATGCTGAACCATAAGCATTATAACCACTTGAGTATTGACCTATTAGACCTTGGTCAGTCTTAACAGCAGGCCACATATAACCTTTAACTGTAAAATCTAAATCCCAAACAATCAACCTAGTGGTCATCATATCACCTTCATAATCTGTGGTTGTATTCACAGAGTTTAAGATGATTGGCATATCATATTTTTTATCCAAATCAGGAACAAAATCTACTGTTACCGTAAAGTCTGGTTTAAAGAATGGTAAAATTTGTTCCAGAATTTGTGTTCCGTCTTCCGTATTGCGAACATATATTGATAACGAAAAATTAAAATCATACGGAACAGGTGCATATTGGTGAGTAACTGCGCCTGAAGAATTTGTTCCAAAATTTTGTAATAAACTTTGTTGTTTACGACTAGAATCGTAACTCATGCCTGTTAAATCAAAAGATATACGAGGCACAACAGTAGCAATTGATTTGGTTAAAGTTGGGTCAGATGTAATACGAGTTAAGTATTTTTCTTTTGAACCATAGGATAAAGGAACTTTAAATTGTTCTTTTGCTGTTAACCCGTCTTTTGTATACCTAACAACTTGTAGGTCATTAAAAAGTGTACCAAAAGCCACTACGACTTTTCGTATTGTTCGATTATAATAATGTGATTGACCTAGCATTAATCAGTACCAAATGGGTTAGTTTCTGTCCAATCAATAATTGAATCAGATTCGGATTCAATCCGAGTGTTATCAGTAATATCTTCAAATTGGTCATTATCAAAGGCAGAATCAGATACCGCTAATGTAGTATTTGATTTCCAAAGAGCGCCACTTGTTTGACCTTTTGTGTTTGCGTTGGATTTCCAATTGCCTTGAACACGAATGATATCTAGTTTACGAGTGCTTGGTGTCCATGTATGAACAATAGCCTGTGCGGTTTGGTTTGCAAATGTATTATCTGGTGATTGATAAACAATTTCATCAGCAACAAATGTGCCTGTTCCACCAGCCAACATAAGAACTTCTGTTCTACGATATTGGTCACGAATTTGTCCATCAATCTCATCAACACCAGTAGAAATAACTTCTTCAGAAAATACAAACTGTTTAAGTTTTAAAGCATAAACATAAACATTACCACCACGACCACGGCCTAATGTATAGAACATGGCCTGATTGTTTTCGTGTTCTACAAATGTGATTTCAAAAAAGTTTTTGACAAGTGGAACATAAATCAAATCGCCTTCTCGTGGGCGAATAAGGTTAGCTGCACCACAAGTATAATTGAACCTACGGCGAGAAACAAGTAAACTAATTTCGTCACGAATTTCTAAACCAAATTTAGAAATAAAATCGCCTTCACCTTCCATACCTGTAACATCTTCAAGGTACATTTCAATTGGATAAGCGGTTCTATATTGCTTTAATGTATCTTCGCCATACAAATAATCAACTTGGTCACGGCTAGTTCTTGGCATGTAATAAACATCCATACCATGAATCTGTAAAGCCTCAATAACCAAGTCCTCAACGAGCAATTGCTCTGAGGTTATTTGTTCAGCAGGAAAATTATTAAAGTAAAAATTGGTAGGCATGCATTATCAACCCATATACATTTCATTAGGAAGAACATTATATGATTGCATTTCTTCTTCTATCTTATCAATTTCCGCTTGTGCTTCTTGCATAATTCTTGGGCCGTCTAATGTCACACCGCCAGGCATTTGAATGCCAGCAAATTTACTGAGGTTTGAACCCCATTGATATTTAATTTTTGCAGTTGCGTATTGTTTTAAGAACCTATCATTCCAAACATC